TTACAGTATTAGTTGGAGTTACAGTATTAGTAGGTGTATTAGTTGGAGTAATAGTATTAGTAGGTGTTACAGTTTTAGTAGGCGTGATAGATGGAGTTACAGTATTAGTTGGAGTTACAGTATTAGTAGGTGTATTAGTTGGAGTAATAGTATTAGTAGGTGTTACAGTTTTAGTAGGCGTGATAGATGGAGTTATAGTATTAGTCGGAGTTACAGTATTAGTCGGAGTTACAGTATTAGTAGGTGTATTAGTTGGTGTTTGTGTTATAGTTGGAGTTTGAGTTCTTGTTGGTGTTAATGAAATAGTTGGAGTAATAGTATTAGTAGGTGTTACAGTTTTAGTAGGCGTGATAGATGGAGTTTGAGTATTAGTTGGTGTTATGGTATTAGTAGGTGTTATAGTCGGAGTTACAGTATTACTTGGTGTTTGTGTTATAGTTGGAGTTACAGTTTTAGTAGGCGTGATAGATGGAGTTTGAGTATTAGTCGGAGTTACAGTATTAGTTGGTGTTATGGTATTAGTTGGAGTTACAGTTTTAGTAGGTGTGATAGATGGAGTTTGAGTATTAGTTGGAGTTATAGTATTAGTTGGAGTTACAGTATTAGTTGGAGTTACAGTGTTAGTAGGTGTTACAGTTTTAGTAGGCGTGATAGATGGAGTTACAGTATTAGTTGGAGTAATAGTATTAGTAGGTGTTATAGTTGGAGTTACAGTATTAGTTGGAGTAATAGTATTAGTAGGTGTTATAGTCGGAGTTACAGTATTAGTTGGAGTTACAGTATTAGTCGGAGTTACAGTATTAGTAGGTGTTATAGTCGGAGTTACAGTATTAGTTGGAGTTACAGTATTAGTAGGTGTTATAGTCGGAGTTACAGTATTAGTTGGAGTTACAGTGTTAGTAGGTGTTATAGTTGGAGTTTGAGTTCTTGTTGGTGTTAATGAAATAGTTGGAGTAACTGTAGGGGTGACAGTATTAGTTGGTGTTTGTGTTATAGTCGGAGTTACAGTATTAGTAGGTGTATTAGTTGGAGTTACAGTATTAGTTGGAGTTACAGTATTAGTAGGTGTTACAGTATTAGTTGGAGTAATAGTATTAGTAGGTGTTATAGTCGGAGTTACAGTATTAGTTGGAGTTATAGTATTAGTTGGAGTAATAGTATTAGTAGGTGTTATAGTCGGAGTTTGAGTTCTTGTTGGTGTTAATGAAATAGTTGGAGTAATAGTATTAGTAGGTGTTATAGTCGGAGTTACAGTATTAGATGGAGTTACAGTATTAGTTGGAGTTACAGTATTAGTAGGTGTTATAGTTGGAGTTTGAGTTCTTGTTGGTGTTAATGAAATAGTTGGAGTAATAGTATTAGTAGGTGTTACAGTTTTAGTAGGCGTGATAGATGGAGTTACAGTATTAGTTGGAGTTATAGTATTAGTTGGAGTTACAGTATTAGTAGGTGTTATAGTCGGAGTTACAGTATTAGTTGGAGTTATAGTATTAGTCGGAGTTACAGTATTAGTAGGTGTATTAGTTGGTGTTATGGTATTAGTTGGAGTTCTTGTAATTGTTGGGGTAATGGTATTAGTTGGGGTAACAGTGTTAGTTGGCGTTACCGTATTAGTCTGAGTAATTGTGTGTGTTGGTGTAATAGTTGGTGTTTGAGTTTTTGTTGGAGTTATAGTATTGGTAGGAGTATTAGTTGGTCTTACCGTATTAGTTGGTGTAATCGTTTGGGTTCTAGTTACAGTTGGGGTAACAGTTGAAGTTTTAGTGGGAGTAATAGTAGGAGTTGATGTTTTAGTAACTGTTGGAGTGACGGTATTAGTAGGTGTTATAGTAACTGTTGGAGTGACAGTTTCGGTTGGTGTAACTGTTGGCGTTGTAGTTGGGGTCGATGTTACAGTGGGTGTAACGGTTTCCGTTGGTGTAACTGTTGGCGTTGTAGTTGGGGTCGATGTTACAGTGGGTGTAACGGTTTCCGTTGGGGTGATGGTAGGTGTTACAGTAGGGGTTGGTGAAGGACATGGATAAGTTGATTCACAATCAGAACATGAAGTAAACGATATTGCATCGATGTAAACATACGCATTAGGTGAAAATGTTGGAGGTATTGAAGTAACACAACCATTAAAACCTGCACTTTCAACATAATAAACTCCACTCAATGGATAATAACTAAGAGGAATTGTTGAGATAATAACAATATTTGACGGGTCACAACAATATTGGAAATATCCCACTAAAGGTACCAATGTTTTTGTTGGTGTAATTGTTGGTGTTGAGGTGTTAGTCGGTGTTTGTGTAGGAGTTAATGTCGGTGGTGGGGGAGGACACACTCCTCCAACACAAAAATCCCCTATTGTAACAATAACTGAAGGGCTACTAACTGAAGGACTTTTACCACAAAAAGTTAATACCGTTTCAGGTGAAATAACAGTGTCTATATTATTACCACTACAATCAATAAAAGAAATTGTATGTTCAATAACATCCTCATTATTAAACTCAAGACAATTACAATTAACTGTCATTGTTGGTGTTATTGTAGGGGTTAATGTTGGCGTTTGGCTAGGTAAAATACATGGGCATACCTGTAAACAAGGACATCCCTCAGAATCAATTAATCTTACAACAACTTCAGTTGCACCACTTAAAACGTTAGGTAATGTAAATTGATAGGTTGGTGGTATAGGAACTGATGACGCAATTGGTACACACAATGATAATGTGATATCACATACCTCAATGTCGTAAGGACCTGTACCTGACGCACCAGTTATTTCTATTGATTGAATCATTTAATAATATATATTTATCGTTATTCACAATCTTCAGGAATAATATAATTATTATCTTCAGAAATTATAGGATTACCCGATTCACTCGTGATATAATAAGTAATAAGTGTTGGTGTTGGAGTTAATGTAGGCGTTTGAGTATTAGTAGGTGTTGGAGTTTTAGTTGGGAATGGTGTTATACACGGGTCCCAACTTGGTGTAGGTGTTGGAGATGATTTAGGTGTTTTAGTTGGTGTAACACTTTTAGTTGGTGTTGGTGTAATAAATTTACAAGGGTCAATAGTTTGAGTTGGTGTTTGGGTAGGAGTTGGTGTTGGTGTGGGGGTTTTTGTAGTTGTGTTACTAGGTGTTGGAGTTGGAGTTGGTGCAGGAACGTTTAAATAATAAGTACAACTTTCCTCAACAAGGAAAATAGTGTAATCACCATATGGTTTTAAAGGAGGAACTAATAAAGAAGGGTCGAATTCAAAAGGTAATGTAATATTACCCAAATTAATGACTTTGTTAGACCCCGATGGTTTAAATAACACATTCGCCAATTCACCATCGTAATTTATACTTTTTATTACTATAATTTCACTCATTAGTTAGACCTTTTTTCTATAGCTAAACAAACTTCACCGTTTTGTCTAATAAGTTTATTCATATCATTAAAAGAAATAAAGGCATGTCCTTGTTTACCCCAAGAACGACCCCAACTATTTTTAATTCTAAATTGTTTTTTAATTGTATCAACACCATTGATAACATAGGCATGACCTCCAATCTTGAAACCCGAAACTTTCATTAAACCATTAATATTAGGTCTATTCATCGATGAGTACCAATTAGTACCGACAACAACAGGTCCTTTAGTTAATACAGTCGATATTAAAACGTTTATATCATAAGTCCATAAATATTGCTCAATTCTACCAATACTCTTTAAATATTTGGCCCCCGCTCTAACAGAAGTTCCTTTATAATTTTCACCAGGCCACTCATCTATTTTTTGAGCTTCTTTATAAATAATTGTTGGGTGAACTATTGGAGCGATACCGCTATGTTTGATTGGCCCGTCCTCGACCCAATGAGCCCAAGCGTAACCAACACATTCAGAAGTTTTTCCTTGGTCTCCCCACCATTCATCGGACTCCCAATACATTGTAGTTGGTTTATTAGGAGTTAATTTTAACTTCCTTTCAATCAAATAATTTTTATCTCTTAAATCCTCAATATATAATCTACCTAAAGGTTCGTTACCAAATGGGTCTTCAGTTGTTGTGGTTGGAGTATCTGCAGAAAGTATATAAGTAATGTCGTCAGGTTTACATATTGTTGTTGAACAATTAGGACAATCTGGATTAAACATATTAAATTTACTTACAAGTAATTTAAAATTGTGTTTAACTTCAGGTGCCGATAATGGTTCTACATACATTCTAAATTGTGAGATTCCTCCATCAAAAGTACCTGCAAAATTTTGTTCGATTAAAATATTAGTAGTTAACCCATTGAATGTTGTTGCCGTTAAATCATTAGTTGGAAAACACTCAGGGTCTTGGATATAGGGTCCATTAGGAATTGTTGTTGAGGAGAAGGTTAAGTTTTCTCTAAGCCCTTGTGTTCCTCCGCCCCATGAGATATTAAATGGTACACCAACCTGTTTTTCTTTATCAGTATTTAGAGCTCTTGGTATAATTTCCTCAAAATCCTCGATAGTGTGAAATATCTTACCATTAATGTAGATTTTTAATCTACCCTTTCTCATTTTACCCTCAATTAACCATTTTTCATTTAAATTGATGATATCCATTTTTTCAGCAACTTTACCATTTTCTTTTGTGTAAGGAGTACTAATTAATGAGGTTGTATTATTTGCTAAAGATTCTAAATAAACTTGTTTAGTTATATCACCTAATCCACCACGATATTTTAAATCACAGTAATCGAACCAAGTATATCTTTCCCAAACAACATTAACTTGGAACCAATGTTCTTCATTTAACCAAGCAGGATTTTCTTTTTCACATCTTGGGTATATTGGTGGTGTACATATATCAGTTATAGTATATCCCGTTGAGTATGTGATTCCACTAGTAGAACACTCTCCTGAAGTTGTACAATCACCTGTAAATCTTAAAAATCTAACACCTATTTTTGGGTTTTTAGGGTCTCCACATAATCTTAATGAAAAAGCATTTGACATTGAGTCGTATAATGGGTCCTTTTCACAAGTGTCCTCAATAGAAGAAAAACCTTCAGGTTTACAATCTAAACAGTCATCGCAAGTATCACACTTAGTACATGTAGGTGTACAAGTAGGGGTAACAATACAATTATTACTTGTTGGGGTTGGTGTAGGACTTTGAGTTGGGGTTGGGGTGGGTGTTGTTGGGCAAATGTGTGTTTGACATTCCCACCCACAATTCTCACATTGTGGTTTGTCGCAACCACACCCGCATGATAACTGTTTTGTCTTTAAACCACCACATGTATCACAACCATAATTAACTCTAGGGTCATGTTTACCATCCTTAGACCTTGGCGGGTATACATATATACATCTACTATTCTTTATTGTTAAATCACAACATGCGCATGTACTTAAACCCGTTAAAGGAGTTGTTACTCGAGTATAACCTGTAAAACAATCAGGAGTACCATCCGCATGATGATAAAACTTATTCTCGGCTCTAGTACCAAAATAAAAAAATGTATTTTTATTATTTGGGTATATCCCATTTAATGTTGTCTCGCCAGGTCCTAGTACATATTCATTAAATAATCTCGGTTTAAGAATCATTTCGACCGACCACCCTTTGGTCATCCTTTCAGGAAAAATTTCATAATCATAACCATGAAGTTTATAAAACCCTTGATAAAACCCTCCATATAATTCGTGGTATCTACCGATTACAGGGTCGTTTTTACTAACGACTTCATATAATACGGTATTATTAAAACCAGAAAATCTTACATTTGGAGTATTTGTATACCCCGTTACTTGGAACATTTTGAATCTTCTATCAAAACTTAACCTATCAAATTTTAAAAAATCTGAAAATAAACCTTTAGTAAATGTTATGGTTTGACCTGTCATTTTATTTACTAAACCGTTATCAATTCCTGTTAAACCTATATCACATGAAGTTTCTGCAGTAAAACATTTCAAATCTAATTTATCAGGGTTGTAATAATTTTGAGAAACAAAAATATTGTTATTGTTATAATTTTTATATGTTAAATTTAAATTTTGGACGGTATCAATATTATTTATGTCAATATTGATTGGTAGTTTATTACCATATGTTTGAGCGATTAAATAAGGTGAGAAAACAACCTCCTGATTAAAATCTGTTTCATCAGATGTTAGGGACATATCATAACTATCCAAATAAAGTTTTGGGTATAGGTTGTTCCTTACATATTGATTTATATTTTGACTCGACATCTTTTTTTATGATAAATACATTAAAACGAAGTATTTATTGATAAAAAAGTCATGATTAATTTTAATAAAGAATACTTTAATAATAATTGTTATTTTTTCCTTAAAGATAAAGGTGATAAAATTTCCCTATATTATTCTGTTGCGGAAACTTTATCCGAATCTAGAAAAACCGATAACAAAAAAGACTTCAATAAAAAAGATGAGAAAAAAGTTAAATCAATTGTCCAAAAATTTTTAACCAAGAAAGAAAAAGTTAAAAAGAAGGATATTGAAAAAGAACTTGATGATGTTAGTGATACTAAAGAAATAAATGAATTAATAGGTTCTGACGGTACCTTTAGAGACTCAAGTATTCCATTTATTAATATGTACTTACACCCAAAGAAGACAATGGACCAAACTATTGTTGCCACAAGACAAACCAATGACCCTGTAACTAGAGGTTATAGAGTTTATTACGGTGAAAGTGAAGAAAAGGATGGAGATATTGTTAAAGAGATTGATTTTTCAGATGCCTTTGGTTATGAAGAAACTAAAGATATGGATTTTATCGAATCAGTAAAAACTCTTAAAGATATGGGTGTTGATAACCCTGTTGAGAGGACTAATGACTTTGGTAAATTAAAAGGTCAAAAAAGAAAAAAGGGTAAACTTAAACAACGTTTAGTTGAGAAGGGTTCTTTAGAAGAGGCACAAAAACAAAGAATGATTAAAATGGTTGAGGATATGTTATCTAAAAAGGATAGTGATTATTCTGACGTTGTTAGAAAAGATTCCCCTGTTAGTAAAATATTAGTTAAAAACTTACAATCAATTAAAAAAATTGCCGACAAAGAAGGTATAAGTATTAATAAACTTATAAGTATTTTAAAAACCAGTGAATAAAGATTTATACGGAAATAAAGTCCAATTACCTGAAGATGTTATGACCTATTTAAAACAATGTCATGACGCAGCTCAAGGTGCGGATGAAAACACCGAAGGTTTTAGAAGAAATAAAGAACTTAGAGATAATGGTGAAATTTCATACCAACAACTAAAAAGAATGAAAAATTGGTTTGATTCATTCAATGGAAGAGAAAACGATTTACCATTTATATTAAATGGAGGTCATTATGTTAGAAATTGGGTTGATAATACCCTAACATCAATGAGGGATGGTGTACATAGTTTAAAACAAAATAGGTCTGAAGTTCTTCCTAACCAATTTATAGACCCACATGAAAAAAATGGAATAAACAATTTAAATAGACCATCAAAAAGTCATAGTAGTAACACCGAATATTATAATTTGGAGGTTACCGAAAGCCTAAAACGCATAAACGACTTAATTAAAAAAATAATTTAAAAATGGCAGTAAATGAACCTTTAAATTTTGAACAACCTAAAAATGAGTTAAGTTCAATAGCTGAGGCGGAAAGAGCTAAATTATTACCTAAAAATGATTTTAAAAAGACCGCAAATGAATACTCAAGTGTTAATCCTGATGCTTTAGCCGATGGTGATGAGCAAGGTAAAGGTACGGGAGGATTTTTAGATGTTTATAACCAAGGAGCAGGAGCAATCCAAGATATTTTGGAAAGAAAAGCTGAAATAGTTATTAACGAATATCAACCTAACAAACCATACACAACACCATCCGCGTAATGAAACTTTACAACATAACTAAATCACTTATTTTAGAAGTAGCTTCTGTCGAGTCTATAATAGATTCTATTAAGAAAAAACAAAAAATAGTAATTTATTATGATGGTGACGAGCCAGGTGGTAGGGGATTACGTGTTATTGAACCTGTTTGTTTTGGTTACAGTAAAGCGGATAACCCTGTTTTAAGAGCTTGGGATGAAGAAGGTTCTTCACACACAGGATATAAAGGTGAACAACCATTACCTGGGTGGAGACTTTTTAGACTTGATAAAATTTTATCATTTAAACCGACCGCTGAAAATTTTAACACACCAAAACCTGGTTATAATCCAAGAGGTGATAGAAGTATGAAAAGAGTAGTGATTAACGCGGTCTTTAATAATGAAGAAGAAAACATTTAAATATGACAAACGAAAATGATTTATTACAAAAATTAATGATATCCAAAAAAATGATGGATATTCATAATCAAATGCCGAGAAGTGGTCAAAATGTACCATTGGCAAATTACAACATTCCCAATACTGAAAATTTTGATAATCCTAAAGCTAATTACAACATTCCACAAGAATTTATGATGGAACAATCAAAACCAATTTATAATACCGAAACACCTACGGTAGATAGAATTATGGGGTCTAAATTACCAGATGAAATAAAACAACTTATGATAGAATATCCAATTGCACAACCTAATGGTATGTCAGGTCCCACTTTATCAAATGAGTTAGTTGAGAAAGCTACGAGGTTAATGAATTCTAATGGTAATGTCATAAATGAGACAAATCCTAAAAGACAACAAACTAATCCAAATCAAATTAGTAGTTCACTTACCGCAAAACAAATTAAAGATATTGTGAGAGAAACTGTTGAAGAAGTTTTATCTGAAAACGGTTTGTTGACCGAATCAACCCAAAAATCAAATGAGCTTTTCCAATTTAAAGTTGGAAAACACATTTTTGAAGGTAAGGTAACCAAAATTAAAAAAGTACAATAACTTGAACCCCGTCAATCGATGGGGTTTTTTATTTATTATTATATTGATAATGTCTGTTTATCTGACTATATTTTCTATGTTATATATAAAAATATGTCAGAAAAAATTAAAGTTTTAGTATTACCATCAGACCGTACAGGTGTTGGTAAATTTAGGTCGATTGACCCCCATATAATGTTACAAAACATGTATAATGATGATTTTCATGTCGATATCGATTATGAACCAAGAATTAGTGACCCCAATTATTGGAAGAAGTACCAAATAGTCCATGTACATAGAAACATTGGTCAAAATTACGACTCCTGTCCTGCGATAATTAGAAATTTAAAATCAATGGGTATTGTTGTAGTAGTTGATATTGATGATTATTGGTTACCGACAAAAGAACATCCTATCCATAGTATTATTTTACAAGAAAAAATACATGAAAAAATTGTTGCTAATCTAAAAGAAGCTAGTTATGTTACAACAACTACTGAAATATTTGCAAATGAAATACGTAAATTTAACAAAAACGTAATTGTTTTACCAAATGCAGTGGACCCAAATGAACCTCAGTTTAAAGAACCAACATTAGAATCTGATAGAATTAGAGTTGGTTGGTTAGGTGGTTCTTCCCACTTACATGATTTAAAGTTATTAGATGGATTTGTAACAAAAAACAGTTCATTAAAAAATAACATACAATATGTTTTATGTGGTTTCGATACTAGAGGTCATATAACAGAAATTAACAAACAAACGGGAGAAAAAAAACAAAGACCAATTAGACCTGAAGAAACTGTTTGGGCTCGTTATGAAGAAATATTTACAGATAAATATAGTATTATCGATGAAGACTATAAAAAATATCTAACGTTGTATGAGGAAAAAAATTATATGACTGATAAGTCATTACCTTATGTTAGAGTATGGACAAGACCTGTAACACAATATGCCTCTAACTACTCTAAGTTTGACATATCTTTAGCTCCAATCAAAAACCACATATTCAATAGAATGAAATCTCAATTAAAAGTGATTGAGGCGGGATTTTATAAAAAGGCATTAATCGCTTCCGAAATAGGACCTTACACTATAGACCTTAAACATTGTCTAAAAAATGGTGAGTTTGTTGATGGTAATGCTATGTTAGTTAATGAAAATAGAAATCATAGTGATTGGCATAAATTCATTAAAAAATTATTACAAAATCCAAACCTAATGACAGATATGGGTGAAAGACTATATGAAACTGTTAAAGACAAATACAATTTGCAAAATGTTACTACTTTGCGAAAAGAATTTTACAAATCACTAATTAAATAAGTTATGATTAATATACCAATTACAAAAATTTTATTCTTAGACATTGAAACTGTCGGGGGTTGTCCCGACTATGATTCTTGTCAAAAATTTAGTCCTGAGATTGCTAGTCAATTTGAAAAGTATTTTGATTGGTTCCAAAAAAGATTCCCTGAAGATGCTACGGTTGACATCGACTCTAAAAATTTTATGTTTAAACGAAGAGCTGCTCTAGTACCTGAGTTTGCAAAAATAGTTTGTGTATCAATGGCGTTTGTTATGGATAATGGAGATGTTAAAAAACAAACTTTTTCAGGTAATAACGAAAAAGAATTATTAATCCAAGTTAGAAATTTACTTGATAGGTGTCACAAATTAGATTTTTATTTATGTGGTCACAATCTTAAGAATTTTGATATCCCGATGTTAGCTAAAAGAATGATTATCAATGGTATTATGCCGTCAAAAATTCTTCCATCTTATGATACAAAACCATGGGAAGTAAAGGCAATTGACACTAAAGAAATTTGGCAATACGGAGCGTACTCCTCAATTGGTTCATTAGATTTAATGTGTAGTTGTTTAGAAATCCCAACACCTAAAGATGGTGAAGTTACAGGTGATAAGGTACATGAAACCTATTGGGAAAAACAAGATTTAAAATCAATCTCAGAATACTGTGAAAAAGATGTTGTTGTTTTAGTCGACACAATTAAAAAATTAAAAAATTTACAATAATGAATGGACTTGATGATTTAGACTTAAGTGAGTATGCAAAAAAACTCCAAAAAATGATTGATGAGAGTGGGAACGGTGAGTTGGATTATGATATGATTTTAAATGACTTTGGGTTAGATATGAAATCTCTCGAGGATGATTTATCCAACTACAACCCTAAATTACCTCTTGGATTTGTAAAGTTACACCCTGATTCCGTTGAGCCAAAATACAATTATCCAAGCGATTCAGGATTTGATTTACATTCTGTAATTGACGTTGATATCCCTCCATTTGGTAGAGTTTTGGTACCAACAGGAATTTCTTTAGACATTAAAGACGGATATGAAATTCAGGTAAGGTCTAAAAGTGGGTTATCTTTAAAACAAGGTTTAATGGTATTAAATTCACCAGGTACTGTAGATAATGGTTATACAGGAGAGATACAGGTGATTATATTTAACACCAACAACTATAATGTTATGATTCCAAAAGGAATGAAAGTTGCTCAAGCGGTTTTATGTCCTGTAGTAAATGGTAAATGGGTAGAGTTAACCGAAAATAAAAATCAAAAAAATAAAGATAGAGGGGAGAATGGATTTGGTTCTACAGGAATATGAAAGAATTGAAGACTGTAATGAGAACTCATGATTTTGAGTTAGAGTTAAGAAAATTATGTCAAGATTTAAAACCCATATTAGGGGAATCTCCTACAATTGTTGAGTTAGGTTCCTATATGGGTGAGAGTAGTGCAATCTTCGCTCAAGAATTCCCAAACGGAATTATAATATGTATTGACTCTTGGGAAGGTGGATTTGATGATGCGGATTCCGCTAGTTATGCCGATTACGTTGATGTTGAGGAACAATTTGATTTGAGAGCTTCTTTATACGGAAATATTAGAAAAATTAAAGGTTATACTACAGATTATTCTATAGAATGTGATATGGTTTATATTGATGCCTGTCATAAATATGAATGTGTTAAAAATGACATCGTTCATTGGAGTCCGTTGGTTAAAAAAGTTATTTCAGGTCATGATTATCAAACTGATGAGTTTGTTAATGTTCATAGACATATTGCGGGTGTTAGAGTTGCGGTCAACGAAATGTTAGGTAAACCTGATAATAGTTATGGTGACGGTTCTTGGTATAAATTAATTTCTAATAAAGATAACCAAACAAAGAATGTTTATTGGTTTACTGGATTAAACACTCATAATCAAAATAGTTATTTAAACTATATAAAGATGTATAAAGTTGCGGTGATAACCGCAAAAAAAACAAATCCGTTTTTAACACCTATCTTAATACTTGATGGTGAAGAAGATTCCCATATCGAGGAATTAACTAAACTTGGTGTTACAGTAATAAACCATAGGATAACATTTTATGATGATTTAAAAAAACACTACGGTGATGACACAATTGCTTATGGAGCCTTTTTAAGAGTTGATATACCAATTGTGTGTGAATCTCTTGATATTAAAGATGATTATGTTTTGTATACCGATAATGATGTTATGTTTATGTCAGATATTTCTGACATTTTAGATAACAAACCTAATACATTTATGTGTGCTGGGGAATTTACAAAAGTTGGTAAACATTGGGATATGAATAGCGGCGTAATGTGGATTAATTGGAGGTATTTAAAAGATACCTATAATGAGTTCGTTGAATTTATTAAATTAAATTTAAGTAAATTTAATGTGTACGACCAAGACGCGTACAAAATGTTTTATAATGAATCAATTGAAAGATTAAACTATAGGTTTAATTATAAACCTTATTGGGGTCCGTTTAATGGCATTAAAATTTTACATTTTCATGGACCAAAACCAACTTTTAATGATGATAACTATATTGATTTTCCACATCAAACTTTAATAACACCATTCTTTCATGAAATGAAAGATAAATTCGACGAAATTTATGATAACAATAATCTATTCAACACATAAAGACAAAGAGTATAATGATAAATTTAATGACCATCTTATACTAACATCAGGACTTCAGTGGGTACAAGTATTACCTTATGTAAATCATAATGAATATTCACTATCTGAAGTTTACAATCAAGGAATCAAAGAAGCTAAGTATGACATTATTGTTTGTTGTCATAACGATATTAAATTAGAAAAAGGATGGGGCGTTAAATTACTTGAGGATTTTTCTAATAATCCCGAATTCGGTATAATTGGAAAAGCAGGTACTTGTTATTTCCCTTCATCAGGTGTTTATTGGGAAAGGATGCAACAGACAATGGTTGGTCAAGTATACCACCATCCAAAAGGAGGTAAAAAATTTTTAAGTAAGTATTCACCCAAATTACCTTTTTTAATTCCTGTTGTAAGTGTTGATGGATTATTTATTTCATTTGATAAAACAAAAATAAAACATTTATTTGACCAATCCTTTGGTAAATTTCATTTTTATGACCACGGTTTTTGCATCCCAAATTATTTAGATAACGTTAAACTAGGAGTAACTTCGTCATTTGAAATTACTCACGAATCAATAGGTCAACCTAATCAAGAATTTTTTGAGTCTAAAGATAAATTTTTAGAAAAGTGGGGTAAAAATTTACCAATAGATTTAAAACCTAATGATGTTTATATACCTGAAATAACTGAAAAAACAATCAAGAATATTGGTAAAGTGGGAATCGTTATTGTCACTAAAGGTAAAACTAATCTTTTATTTAATTGTGTAGAATCATTTTATAAAAACTGTAATAGTGATTTATTTGATATTTTTATTGGTGATACAGGGTCTTCTAAAGAAGAAAAAGAATGGATTAAAAATAATATATTACCAATGGGTAATATAAAACTAATCGAGTATGACTATTATAATTTTGCACAGATAAATAACGATATAGTTAAAAATCACATTTCAAGTGATTATGAATATTTGTTATTTTCAAACAACGATATTAAATTATTAAATAACGTTGTATACGGAATGTTAAAAATTTTTAATGACAATAAAAAGGTTGGTACTGTTGGTGCAAGACTTCATTATGAAGATAACACAATACAACATGATGGTATTGTCACATTCATTGATAAAAAAAGAGCTTTCCAAGTGACACACTCTAATTTAAAATCGTATTACAATTTTACAACCAATGTAAAAAAAGTTGTGGGTTCTACTGCGGCATTATTGATGATACGTAAAAATGTTTTTGAGAAATGTGGTTATTTTAATGAAAATTATATTAGTTGTTTTGAGGACGTAGAGTTGAATTTAAAATGTGTAACATTAGGATTTGATAATTATTATGACGGTTCTTTAGTTGCGTATCACTTAGAAAGTCAAACCAGAAATGAGGACAGTGACAACCTTTTAAAAGTACAAACAGACTATTTTCAATCCTTACAACCTTTTGTTATTAATAATTTAGAAAAGATAAAGAAACACATAATTGTTATGTAATATATACGTAAATAATTTTCGTATTCACATTTGTTAAAAATAAAATATATTTTTATAAATATAATTAAAAATATGACTCAAAGAAAAAAACAACCTCCATTGTCTGAGGACTCTGAAGTTAAACCATTCTCAAGAAAAGAATTCATTAATTCGGTAGTTAAGAAAAAACAAAAAAATAAATTTTTATCACCAAATCAAGAAGAGTATTATAAAATTTTAAAAGAAAATCAAATTACAATTTGTTCGGGACCTGCAGGTGTTGGTAAATCTTATATAGCAATGAAAGCGGCGGTAGATTTATTAATTGACCCGAATAACTCATATGAAAAACTAATAATTGTTAGACCTGCGGTAGAAGCGGAAGAAAAACTTGGTTCGTTACCAGGAAATTTAGAAGAAAAGTTAGACCCTTATATTTTCCCTTCATATTACTTATTAAATAAAATTATTGGTAAAGACGCTAGAGAAAAATTAAAAGAGGCTGAAATTATCGAAGTGTTTGCACTCGCTTACATGAGAGGTATGAATATAGACAACTCAATCTTAGTTTTTGAGGAAGCTCAAAACGCAACACCTAACCAAATTAAATTATTAATGACAAGGATTGGTTTTAATAGTAAATTCTTTATTTCTGGTGATTTGGAACAGACAGATAGATACAAAGATAAAAAACAATCAGGTTTATATGACGCATTACAGAAATTTCAAAATATTAATGATATCGGGGTTTACGATTTTAGAAACGCTAAAAATGTGCGAAACCCTTTAATTGCTAAAATATTAGAAAAATACGAAGATGAGAATAGGGATTGAAATTAATGGTGTATTAAGAAATACGATTGGTAAAATAGAACAAACCTACGATAAATTCTTAATTCAAAAAACAGAAGGGATAGAAGATGAGTCAGACTTTAAATATGAAATGATTCTACCTGTAACTTCATTAAATTTAGGAGAACACTTTAAATTTAAAGAACCTGATGATTTATTTTCATTTTTATATGAGGAATTCCCAATGGAGATTTTTGGTCACTCTCAGTCTACTGAATATACAACTTTTAATGATTTAAACGATGTGTATGTTAATCTTAGAGATAACCATGATTTTATAGTTGTTTCAGACGAAATCGGTAGGTCTAAGCCAGCTTCACTATTCTTCCTTTCAAAATTCGGATGTCAATTAGAAAGAGTATTTTTTTATAGTAATTATACAATAAAATCAATGTGGGAACAAATAGACATTTTACTTACATCCAACCCATCATTATTATTAGAATATCCTTCAGACAAAATTTTAATAAAATTCGAAACTGAATATAATAAACATATCGACCATCCTAACACAATTAGTACTATAAAGGAATTGGAAGATGAACTAAAAAAGTTTTTATAATGTTAAAAATTTTAAATGAACACTACTATCTTGATTTAGATGCTATTGAGAAGTATACAAACGCAAAACCCCGGAAAGATTATTCGGGTTCTGCAGAAAACCATATTAGTGTTGTTAAATACGATATGGTTAAATTATTAACAGATGTGTTATTAACCGAAATTGAGGAAGTCGATGAAACGTTAGGTATTAAAAATAATGAGTTATCTATACCGTTTAAAATCGCTTTTAATAGTCTTTTAAATAAAAAATTATTAAATAAATATTAATATGAATCAGGAACAAATTACAAAATTAGAAAAGTCGATTGAGAACTTAAAAAACAAAAAATCTAAAATTTATCTATTAGTACAAGATACTAAGGGTAATGCAAAGGCATCTATATCCTACATATATAACTTGGGTATTGCCTTATTAGATAATGGGTACAACCCAATAATTCTACATGAAAAGTCTGACTACGCAGGTGTTGCTAATTGGTTAGGTCAGGATTATATGGATAGATTACCTCATCAACCTATTGAGGGTCAGAATCTACAAGTCGCACCTGAAGACTTTATTGTTATTCCTGAACTTTACGGATTTGTAATGAGTCAGATTACTAAATTACCTTGTGGTAAAATAGTTCTTTGTCAAGCGTATGACCATATGTTAGAGACTTTACAACCAGGTCAGACATGGAACCAATTAGGATTTTTTAAATGTATTACTACTTCAGAATTCCAAAAAGAATATATTACAAACGTAATGAGAGGGTTATCTATTGATGTGTTAGAACCTTTTATTTCTGATAATTTTAAAAATCAAACATTACCACCAAAACCAATTATTGCTATTCATACAAGAGAACCAAGAGACACTGCAAATATAATTAAAACTTTTTATATTAAATTTCCTCAGTATAGATGGATTACATTTAAAGATATGAGAGGATTGAGTGAAAAAGAATTTGCAAATTCACTTAACGATTGTTTCCTTTCTGTTTGGATTGATGAGACAAGTTCCTATGGGACATTCCCTCTCGAATCTATGAAATCAGGTATACCTGTTTTAGGATTAGTTCCTAATTTATTACCTCATTGGTTAAATGAAGATAATGGTATTTGGATTAACAATAAAAACCAAATTGTAGATTTTATTGCAGATGTATTACAAAATTGGTTAGAGGATAATTTAAATGAAACTCTATTTGATGGTATGAAAAAAACTGTCGGGGAATTACAGATTAAAGAAAATTTCAATAAGAATACTGTAAAATTATTTGACTACTATCTTAAATCTCGTCAAATATCGTTTGAAGAGCAATTATCTAAATTACAACCAGCAGAATAAAAAATTAAAATTAAAAACAATATGGAAAAATTTGACGTATCAGTAATATTACCTATCAAATCTTCAGGTGCTAGAGGTTTTGACGAATACTTTACAAAAGCAATCGAATCATTAAAAATACAAAAAACCAAAATAAATGAATTAGTTATAGTACATACTAATGAAACTCAATTAGTTGAATATTTGGACTCTTTTGATTTTTCAGATTTAAAAGTGAATAAAGTTTTATGGACAAAAGAACCTAATTTTTCAGAACAGGTAAATTATGGGGTTAGAAATGCTAACTCAAAATGGATTTCAATTTTTGAATTTGACGATGAGTATTCAAAAATATGGTTTAATAATGTTAAAAAATATTCAGAATCGTACCCTGATGTTGAGTCTTTTCTACCAATAGTGGTTGATACAGATGAAAAAGGTCAATTTGCAGGGTTCACTAATGAGGCAACATTCGCTTTAAATATTAGTTCTGAAATGGGTGTGTTAACTAATGACACATTACAAACTTATCAAAATTTTCAAATTTCAGGAATGGTTATTAAAAAGGATTCTTTTTTAAATTTTGGGTTATTAAAACCATCATTCAAATTAACTTTTGGGTATGAATTCTTTTTAAGGATGACTCACAATTCTATAAGAATTATGTCAATTCCTAAGATAGGTTATAAACACACAAATTTAAGAGAAGGGTCTATTTTCTGGAATTATAAGAATGGTGATAACGTACTTAGTGAAGAAGAAGTTAGATTTTGGATTGATTCGGCCAAAAAAGAATATTTCTTTATCAATGACAGAGCCATAAAATATGATGCTCAAGAAGTTTAAATGACTGAATCTTTAAATATATCGGGAAATACTGATGTAGAATTAAAAAGAAAAGGTAGAAAACCTAAACAGTCTAATTATTTTGATGTACGTGAAGAGTTGGCGGTAATTGAATTTTTACAAGCCGAGACATTTGAAGAAAAAAATAAAATATACAATGACTTTTTAAGGAAACCTTTGGATAAGATGATATCTTCTATTATTAGGAGATATAAATTATACCGTAAAGATATGGATTTTTATGAAATTCATATTGACACTCATTCTTTCTTAATGACTAAAATTGATAAGTTTAAACCTTCTAAAGAAAAGAAGGCTTACTCATATTTTGGGACGATTTGTAAGAATTATTTGATGGGTCAGATAATAAAAGACCAAAAAGAGATAAATCGTAAAATTTCATATGAAGACATTTCTTTTGATTTAGAAAACAATGAAGATTTTTCGTATAGTATAGAAAACGACACTCCCGATTCAGCCCAAGTAATCCAAAATTTCTTAGTCGAGTTAGATACTTTTTTAAAAGAAGAAAATTTAAATGAAAATGAGATTAAACTAGGTCACGCACTTTACGAAATTTTCGATAATTACGAAAACATTTTTGTAGGTGCGTCTAACAACAAATTCAATAAAAATATAATCTTACTCTCACTGAGAGAAATGACTAATCTAACAACAAAAGAGATTAGAAGTTCAATGAAAAAATACAAAATAATTTATCTTGATTTAGTTGAGAAAATGGTTAAATAAAAAATGTAAATAAAAATATTTATTAAACATGGGAAGACCTCAAAAAAAAGAAATTAATTTAAGTAAAGAATCTATACTTTCATTGATGCAAGAAATATACAATGAATTAGTTGAGCAAAGAAACACTGCTATTAGAATTCAGAATAAAATGTTGTCAATGATGAAGGAACCTGAAGACATGACTCTTATTGGTCCTGTGATTGAAAAACAACAAAAAATAATAAACGATTGTGTTGAGAAAAAACTTTCACTCTCTAAGTTACAAGCAAGTATATGGGAAAAAAGTAATTCTAATAAAGAATCGTTCTCAATATCCGATTTAGATGTCGATGGTGATATAATACAAAACTTGTTAGAGAAAGATATTTCTAAACCAAACGACACATATAAAATGAATAAATAAAATGGCGTCATTAGATTTAAATGCTGATTATAAGAAAGCACAGGACAAAATCACTGCGACTAAGGCGTATACAGAACTTAAGTCTGATTATAAAAAGGCGAAAAAAAAGGCAGGTGAGTCGTTTGAAAAAACCAAATCTGATATTACTTCATCATTAAATGATGTAAAGAAAAAAACCAAAAGTTTTGAAAAACAAGTTAAGAATCAGCTTGAGCAACTTTTAGATATTAACAATTTAACAGGGGGTAAAGGTAGTAATTCTATTAAATATATTAAAAACTTATTACTAAAAACGTTAAAGAACATCGAACCCAAGATACAAGAAATTTTATTAGAGGAGTGTTTAACCGCGGTTGGGTGTGACCAACAACAAACGTTTGATGCTCAAGTTTTATATATTAAAGTACCTTCAGTAGATATTGGAGGGTTATTAATTAAAGACCCTGTTGAATCTCCTGGTAAAGTTATGTATGAAAAAAATCCTGTTCAAATACAAACTTACCCATTTTCAATGAACAAAGAATTGTATCTAAGAATACAAAGTGGACAACCATATTCAATTGATAACGGACAAAATTATGTTGGTAAATCAGGTCAAGATTTATTTGATATACAATATGTAGAACAGGATAATTTAGGACAAACAGGACCTTGGTTCAAGGTAACATTATATAACAGAATTAATAATGTTAACAAAGTTGGGGAGTTTCTGGCCGATTATTATAAAACAATAAAAATAGTTGATTTCACAACTATGATTGCCTACATCATAGAATCTTTAACGGGGGCGATATCTATTAAAGCGAATATCGGAATTAACCAAGCGGGCGACGCTAGTAAATTTGCTTTAATATTACAAAGAATCTTAGGTCTTTGTTTTGACAATACAAAAGAAATTGATGTTAGTGGAATTGCTAAAATTGCTGAATTAGATGGAGTTGATGACTCCTTCTTCGAGTTTACTGAAATAGATTTAAGAAATATTGACCTTAGAGTTGATAATTTAAAAAATGGGGTTGTTGAGTATCAGGATTGTGGTAATGTAAAACTTCCTATAGATGCTGACGCCATTATTGATTCGTTAGAAAATTTACAATTTGTTCCTGATAGTGATTTAGTTAATGCCGCAGACGCAATTACCCAATCAATTAGTAATAACCCTCAATGGCAAGGATTAGCCATCGAAGGTAATATAGATGCGGCGTTAGACCTTAATTTTGTAAAATTAATGGCTCAAGGGATTGTGTATTCACTTTTATCACCTAAAATTTTATTACCGATTTTTATAATGTTAAAATCGATTGGTAATCAAATTGTGGACCTTGTAAAAAGCTACATAGAGTTTGCAAAACTATTCAAGGAATTCGTCATCAATTTAGTTTCTAAAGTAGGTGCCATTTTCGTAAAAGAGTTATTTGAATTAATTAAACGGGACATTAGAAATTTAATTCAACAAGTAATTACTGATATTGCCAGAGAACAAAGTGATAAAAGAATTACAATGATTTTAAAATTAATACAGTTATTGTTAACTGTTGCTCAATTTATTAGTGATTGGAGAAGGTGTAAGAGTGTCATCGATGAAATCTTATGGTTGTTAAAAATTGCGGGTACAGGATGGGGAATTCAAATACCATTACCTTTACTATTTGCATCTCAAATATTAGATGGTTATTCCGAATCTAGAGCCTTTATTGGGGCTATAGAAGAACTACAAAAAATAGGTGTTCCTACAGGTGCAATGCCTGATGGAAGTCCTAACTTAGATATTTTGTCTAAATTTTCACAAATGAAGGCCATGGCGAAAGAAGAATCTGAAAATGGTAAAGTACAAGTTGCGATTGGAGCCTTAGCAATAACACCTGCAGGTCTCACAGTACCTGCATCCTCATTTGGTAAAAAAATGTAATATGAGTAAAAAACAAGACGCTGAAAAGGTATTAAAGATAATTAAAGATTTTAAATCACATTCAAATAAAGATTTACAATTTGTTATGGACTTTATTAATGAAGATTTTAATCTTACTAAAGAAACGGTTATTAAATTAACACAACATTTAGATAAGTTAGAATTAACATATAATACGGTTAAAAAAGAATACGACTCAAGAATTAAAAAATGAAAATAACCGAACAAAATAAGTATCAAATAATTTTTGAGGGGACTGTTTATGATAACAAGGACCCTATGATGCTGGGTAGACTTAGAGTTATACCTGCACCATATGTTGATTACGAATCAGCTAAAAAAGCAGTAGAATTTAAAGAAGGTGATGAATGGACATCAAAAGACCCTTTTGTGTTCTTACCTTTATTACCTTTTTATATTAGCCAAGTCCCTGAAAATAAAGAATATGTTCACATTATTTATCAGAACAAAAAATTCTTATATGAAAATCAATTCTACATACAAGGACCATTTTCATCACCACTAACTAGCCCGTTTGAGTATAATGAGGGTGCGAAGAAATATTTAGCGGCTGGTGACCAAATTAAAGAGGGTCGTAGTTTAAGAAATCCTGATGGTACATATAGAGATAAACCAAAAACATATGGAATTTTTCCTGAACCTTTAGACAACGGTTTATTAGGTAGAGGTAGTGCAGATGTTATTGTAAAAAAAGATACAGTACTAATTAGGGCGGGTAAGGTAATTGAACCTTTAAGTAAAAGTACTTTTCCACCTGTAGGTAATTCTAATAGAGCATTTTTACAATTATCTATTTTTGGTCGAACTAAGAAAAATTTAGAACCTGAAGTTAGAGTTAATTTAAAAGAGGTTGTTAAAGTGGTTAAAAAAATGGTTATCTGGGATATTGAAAATCTTGAGAATACTCAAAATGTTTTTAACGGTAGTGTCGGTGTATACAATGTGACACCTAATTCTGATATGGTTAACACTAAAAACTTCAAAGCGAAAACAATAACTCAATTAAGTCCAGGGTCCGATTATACATTGTTAAATGAAATTCGTTTTACAAATAAAAGTTTTGATGAGGTAGTCTTTATTATAAACAAATATATTGATGGTGTTTTTACCTCTAACGTCAATGTATCCCCATACCCAACGTATGTTGTTACAGACCAATTTCCATTTATTACAACCCCATCAATCGCAACTTTTCAAAAAGGAAATAAATTTTCACCGACGGAAACCAATAATGATATTGCAGAATTAAATAACTATATTAAATTTTACACTAAAATAAAATTAAGTCCTGGTAAAGTATCGAGCGGTTTCTTTTTAGTTTCAGAAAATAAAAATGGTAACGCCTTATTAGGTCCACAAAGTGAAGTTGTTACATCAACAGTTACTCCATTTGATTTTGAGGGTTCGGCTATTACTTATGGGGTTTTAGGGGCACAAAGATTATATTTAATATCTCAAGACTCTGAAGGACCAAGAGGTAATGAAAGTACCAAATTATTAAATTCGTTATACGGGGTAGAGCAAGATAGTTTTATCGGTCAAGGTACCAAAACTATATTAAACCAAACTTACCCAACAGTTAGAGGAGATGAATTAATAACATTGTTAAGAAAAATAATGTTATTTATAAAAGGTCACGTACATCCTATTGCAACAATGCCACCTGTACCCGTAGCTGCGGGTAATCTACAGAGTACAACTGAGATTGACCAATTATTAGCAGATGCTGAAAATACTATATTAAATCAAAATATCAGAATTAATTGATATTTATTTAATAAAGTAATTGATGTCAATAAATAATTCATATTTTAGCAGGAACAATACTATAATTTCCAATAGTTACACCAATACAGGTAGAAACCCTGTTACTGAAATATTCTTTGGTGAACTAGCAAGCTCAACATTTCCAAATGGATATAGTCGTTTTATATTTGATTTGGATTTATCTCTTCTTTTAGAAAAAATAAATGAAGGTACAATAAACACAAATTGTGTAGGTGACGGTGTTAAACATACATTACGAATGGTAAACACCTCAACTTTTAACCCTGAGTTATTAAATACCACAACATCACAATCAAGACAAAGAGCTACCTCATTTGACTTAATTTTATTTAGAATACCATATATTAATGACGACCCATCGACACCTCAATTATGGGACGAAGGGGTTGGGTATGATTTTGCCGACTTACAATACGAGATTGATTATGATAGAAATTATTCTAATAGACCATCAAATTTTTACCAAAGAACAACAATAGATGATTGGTCAGAACCAGGAATTTATAATAATAAAAATTTAGGGAATGTACCTTTTAGTGCATTAACCATTATTGATGTCCAACATTTTGAATTTGGTAATGAAAATATTGCCTTTGATATGACTAACGAAATCAATTCTATAATCGATGGTTCATTAATTAATGTTGCGGGATGGGGAATCGCATTTAAACCTGAATTAGAAAATTTAACAGGTTTATCAGATGCTTATGAAGTACAATTTTTTACAAGACACACTCAAACGTTTTACGAACCTCATTTAGAAACTAATTATGATGACTCAATTGATGACGATAGGAATCTTTTCACTTTAGGTAAAGTAAATAAATTATATCTATACCTCTATGAAAATGGTAATCCGATTAACTTAGACTCAAATCCATTAGTAGATATATTAGATAATTCGGGAACACCAATTTTAACGGGACTACCGACATGTAGAAGAACCAATGGTGTCTATGAAGTTGTGGTACCTCCATTAGTTGGTTATAAAACACCTTGTACTTTTTCAGATAAATGGTACAACTTAGAATTAAACGGTTTTTTTATTTCACCAATACTAAATGACTTCACTCTATATCCATTTAAAAACTCAATACAAATTGGAACAAGTTCGGTAGAGCCTAAATTATACGGGTTTGACTATTATGGTATCAAACAAGATGAGAAAATTTTAAATAGTGATGTCAGAAAAGTTGGGGTTATTGTAAAACAATCCTTTACAACTCAAAAATTATTACAAAAAGTTGATATTTATTATAGAGTATATGTTCGAGAAGGTCAAACTGAAGTAGAGGTACAACAATGGACTATGGTTAACAGAACACCTAATGAGTACTTTTTTATTTTTGATACTCGAGATAAAATACCAAACGAATATTTCATCGATTTAAAAGTTGAGAGTTCGGGTGAGGTGAACACCTATAAAAGACAAATAAAGTTTCAAATAGTAAACGAAAAATAAAATGGCCGAAGAAATTTTTAGCGCTAACACTGAACAACCTCTATGTATACTTGATTGTAGTGGGAATACTTTAACTGTCTTTCCTCCACACCCAATATGGACTGATGGTATAGATGCGTCTGGTAACACAAGAACTGTAATGCAATTAGATGCCGTACAATTAGGGGGGATAAACGGATATTATAATTAATATGAAAAAGATAATAAGATTAACTGAAAACGATTTACATAATATTGTTAAGAGAATCATCAAAGAAGAAGAAAAAGAAACATTAATAAAAAAATTGATGAGAAAACTTAAAGGTGTTGATGACAAACAATTAGATTATAATATTAAAAATGACTTACCTTGGGATTGGAAAGGTTCTAAAGAGGGTTATTATGAAAAGATGGAAGGTCGTAGACACCATTCAGGTTCAAATTAATAAACAATGAAAAAGACAGTAAGATTAACGGAATCAGATTTAAATCGAATCATTAAAAGAGTTATTAATGAATCTGACGAAGAATTTGATGACGAGATTGGTAATTCTAAATTTAGTGTCGAACCTAATGTTAGAATGCAACCAAGAGAAAAGGAGATTGAATCTTTATTTGGTAAATATGATGAGCAAATCCCTGCTGACATTTTAAGATACATGAGAAAAAATCCCCAATTAATTATGGATAGATTAGCCAAAATATATGGTGAAAAGTTCATAAAATATGCAGATAAAGCATATGTGAAATATCTTAATATATGAAAAATTTAAATACACTTATAAAAAAAGTTTTAAGGGAAGAGGCGTACGAAAGTAGTAGATATATGTTCTTTTCTAATTTAGAACAAATGAGAAGACAATGTGATTTACTATTAGATTTAGACCGTAACATGGTAGAATCTATTTTAGAGAATGGTCACGATTGGGCACAAGACCATATTGCAGAATCTAAAAATACTTTAGACCAAGTTTTTGATTTTATAATGAATCAGTCAAAAAAAGATGGTATGGAATTATCTATGAATATAGATGATAAAGATATGGTTATGATGGAAGGTAGAAAGAAAACGGGTACTAAATTATGTGCTCGTGGTAAAGCGGCCGCCAAGGCGAGGTACGACGTATTTCCCAGTGCATATAGTAATGGACATGGAGTACAAGTTTGTAAAGGAAAGATAAAAGGTCTCGATGGTAAAAAGAGATGTTCACCACCTTATTGTTAAAAAATAAAAGAGACTAAACGTCTCTTTTTTTTTGTATTTTAATGTTTACCCATACATTTATTAGTATGGATAAACAATGTAGTAAATGTGGTAAAATAAAGTCAGAAAATGATTTTTATAAAACACAAAGAGGTAGTAAATGTAAAGAATGTATTTTAATTGATACAAGAGAATATAAACGAAAAAAAAGATTAGAACCTAAACATAGAATCAAGGAGAGTATTAAACAAAAAGAAAGAAGAGTAAGACTTTGGCAAAATACCTTAATAAATGATTCAAAACATCGTAACTTAGAAAATACTTTAACGGTTAGTGATATTAATGAGATGTTTGAAAAACAAAACGGTTTGTGTTATTGGTTTAAAGTCCCTTTAATACCATCAAACTATAAGAAACATCCCCAACAACCTTCTTTAGATAGGTTAGATAGAAATAAAGGTTACACTAAAGAAAATGTTGTATTATGTTGTTATTCCGCCAATATAGGTAGAAATGAGAACGATTTAAATACGTGGACTAATTTTATTAACTTGTTAAAGACTATTTAAAACTCTATTAATAATTTTAGATAAAGACTCCTCAAGAGTCTTTTTCTTTTTTGGTTTGTATGATGTCATCACAGGTTTTTGACCTTTACCACTTTGTGTATCTTTTTTCTCAGCCGCTCTTTTTTGTTGACACGCCGCTTTCTTTTGTGAATCAGACATTTTACCCGCAACACCCGCCGCTCTACACTTAGGGTACGCACCTTTATCAGTATTAGGCCTTCCACATGGAGGATGTTTACCGTCCTTATCTTTACGACATATGTTAACCCAAGGACCTTTTGGTTGTGAAGAACCTTTTGGTTTCTTTTTAGTACCAAACCAAACCGCTAAATCTTCATTAATAGTGTGTACATCATGTGTCGGAACATCGTAAGTACCATCAGTACCTTTTTCCCACATTCCTACTACACGAGCTTTATTATTCTTTAGAGTTTTTTGTTTACTAAGTTTATTAAGTTCATTTTTTAAACTTACGTAAAATGGACCCATTTCGGATTTTTTCCATTTTTTTATACCTAATTCTTGTGGACCGTTATAAACACCTGCAGTTAATGAAGTCATCGTTGCTTCATTTATTGGTAATTTATTAACGTCAATCCATTCATCCATATCTATAAATATTTTAATAATGTAAAAACTTTTAACAAGACCTGTTTTTATCAATATTTTATCCTATACTTAATTGAATATAAAAAATAAAATTATGAGGAGAATTTTTAAAAGGTTGTACGTTAAGTGGTCATTATTATTAAAATATAAATTCATGAAGTCTGAGGATGATGAATTGTCGGAAAATGAAAGGACTTGTGTTAGTATTTGTAGAGGTTTAATTAGACATGACGATTCTAAGTTTTTAATCGCTCCTCTATCAGGTAAACGTTATATCAGAAATACAACTCTTGATTTATTTGTTATTTTAGATGATAGACGAGTAAGTATGACTAATCATGTATATCATTATGATGTTAGATTAGTACAGAGGGATTGGGATAGATTAACAAATATGTATGATAATAAAACAGAAAAAATAAGAATTGATTTAGAAAATCAAATTAAGTCTCAAATAAACTATTCCTTACATACAATTTTGGAAAAGGTTAACGGTTCATTAAATTAAAATTATGGAAGAAAAATTATACGGAAAATTATTTAATAATATACAACTACAAGATGAAAATCATTTAGAGGTATTACTCGATACTATGGATAAGGACAGAGCAATTTATCTTTTGGTTGAAGCGATTAAATATTGTCATAATATGAGTGCCTTTACTCTTGGTGAGTCTGAAGTTATTTCTAAATGTATTAGAGTATTAAGTAGGGAACAAGTTGGGAAGGGAACTGAAGATGACATATAATAAAAAAGACCGATTTGTAGTCGGTCTTTTTATTTTACTATATTTTATTTTTTAACCAAAATTAAATTCTTGTCCCACCACATTAGGGTCTATACCACCACCTCCTGATGCTGCGTCGGTTGAAGTTTGTGTTGTTGAGCCAGCAACCGTAGTTGTTGAAGTTACTGAACCACCCGCTACTGTAGTAGTAGGTGTTGTGGATACTCCTGTTGAGGTTCCTGCAGATGAACCTGATGAACCCTCGAGAGCGTTCATAATTGCACCAAGAGTTAAAGGACCAACTCTACCATCCTCTTTTAAACCAGCACTAAATTTTGTATTGAGTAATTTTTGAACTTCTAAACCTGTGGCTTTTCTAGTTGTTTTAGTAGTTGTTGAAGGAGTGCTTGATACGGTCGGAGCAACAGTTTTAGGTCCAACACTAACTTCTTGTTTACCACCAACCACAAAATCTGTCACATCAGAACTTTCTTGTTCAGAAATAACTTTACCTCTCCTATAGTCAAAGAGATATTTCATTTCATTTATTTCTTTAAGTATATTAGTATTTTTCATAATTATTTGGTAGTTTTGTTAAATACTTTTTTACAAAGTCTATAGTCTTTATTAGTTTTTCTTGTACCACAAGCTTGTTCTAAAGTTGTTGCCCCCGCAACAGGTGCCGCTGAGAATGTTGTAGTGGTAGCCGCGGCAGGTGTAGTAGGTGTAGTAGGGGTTGTTGGTGTAGTAGGTGTAGTAGGGGTTGTTGGTGTAGTAGGTGTAGTAGGGGTTGTTGGTGTTGCAGGTGTCGTAGGTGTTGCGGTTTTATTGGTCGCCGCCGCTGATGAACCTCCACCTAATTTTGCGATAATAGATGAGATTGTTTTAGGTCCTGCCACACCATCCGCAGTTAAACCTAAAGATTTTTGTATTGCCATAATATCGTCTTTAGCAGCCTCATTTAAAAATGATTTACTACCGTGTTTTAAAAGAATACTTCTTTTTTCTTCTTCAGTTATAATTAATCTTTTCATGATTATATTTTTCTTAATTTATTAAATTCCTAATTTAGTTCTAACTGCCTTAGCAGTCACATCATCAAACACACCTGTTTCCGCAACTCCAACAAGTTTTTGGACTTGTTTTACATTGGATTGAGCCACAGGACTTGGTGTTTTAGTTGCGGTTTTACCTGTTGTTGAGGTTTTACTTGATGTAGAAGTTTTACTTGAGGTTGTTGGGGTTACTGTTGAGCCAGGACATGTATACGATTTCATAGTACCATCAGGAGCTTTATATCTTCCGTTGTCATAATAAACAGAACCACCGATTGTGATTGCATAACTACCATTAGACATTTTACCTGGTTTAGCGTCCTTATTGTTAAGGATACATTTATATTTAGCCCACGAAGGTTGCCATTTAACCATAGACGCAATCATCGCGGCTTTAGCACTTCTTGAAATTGCTCCGAACATACCTCCTCCTGAAGATTTTCCTGCTCCAAGTTCTTCTGATTTTCTTTTAGCTGCTAATAATGGTTGGTATACATATTTATTCCATTCACTATCACTATCGATATCACCATCTAAATCACCTAATAATGTACTACCAGGGTAATTTTCAGCATATCTTTTATTAACCGCACATAAATCAGGAATTGTTGCGATTTGTCCTAATGCCGATTTAATAGCATCTTCATCGGTACCCCATCCATCAATTGCGGTTCTCACTTGTTTTGAGATACTATCGAGAGTTCCTCCGTTCATTGTTGATTTACCCATACCTGAAGCATTACAAGCGTCAAATATTTTTTTAACACCATTATAAGACCCTGCAGATGAATTAACATAAGCCAAAGCGGCTCCCACAACACCACCTAAAGCAAGTCCTGTCGCTACCGCTCCCGCATCAGCTTCATCTAATTCAGAATATTCATACATATCTGATTTACCACATCCCTCACACATTCTATTATCCATGTCTTCGGTTATGTATTGTTTTCTTGTGGCACTCTTATGAAGTTTTAAAATTCTTTCTTTTTCTTCTTCATTTAGAAAATACAATTTTTTCATAATTACATTGTTTATAAATAAATATCTTATTAGTTAAAAAAAAACATTTAGAATTCATTATCTAAAAAGAAAAGTGGGTTTCCCCACTTTACCTAATTATTTTTTTCATTGTCCCGTCTTCATACACCTCAAAAATTAAACCCTATAGGTAATAAAGCGGATGATACATTATCATCTAAAAAACCTGCGGTACTATTAGGTAATGTTCCTGAATACGCGGTATTATTCCAATTGGTAAAATTATCATAATTAACACCACCTGTTATTGGTGTATATGTTCCACTTGATGATGAGAAAGAATACCTACCTGATACTTGTCCTACAGTTACAAATGACATTAAAAAAACTAATATCATTAATATAAACTTCATAGTTATTTTTTTTAAGATTATTGTAATTTATAAATATTCTAAATTAAATTAATAATAAGTATAAACACTTAATAAGTTTTATTAATTTTTAGTTAAATGAGCAAAGTATCAATTTAAATTATCAAACAAAAAAAAAGGTCAGATTTATCTGACCTTTTTCTTATTTTTAAGATTTTGATTATCTCAATTCTCTTAAGTCGAATGTACGGATACCATCAACAGTTACTCTACCATAGAAACGGTTGTTAACCATTTTCTTAGCGTATCTTGTCATAATACCTTTGATAGGTGTAAAGTTGAATGGGTTATACATTGTAGGTGTTAATTGTAGAGGTACATACGGTGCGTAGATGTAACCTGTGTCTAACAATGACGTTCCCTTGTGACCAATTAAGATTTGGTTTGGTGGGAAGTAAGGGTCACGGTAAACTTGGTAACGACCTGATAATGTACCAACTCTTTCAATACCCATGTTGTATTGGTCTTGCTCAGGAGACGCGTTAGATACGTGGAAGTATTCTAAATCATCAAAAATCGCAGAAACCTCAGAAGATACAACAATCCAGTTAGCTCCACCTCTTAAAGTAGATTTGTGGATTTGTGCTGACAATTGGTTGATTGCAGTAATCAATGTTTGGTTCCAGTCTTTTTGTGTATACGCAGTAGTAGCGTTGATTCTTCTCCATCCGTTGTAATCCCAACGTAAGTTCCAAGCCGCACCTTTTCTAAGGTCTCTTAAGATTTCACGGTCGATTTCTGCCGCAACTTGTTCAGATAATAAAGCCGTTAATTCAGCTTCAGCATCGATGTTGTGGAATGCCGCTACGTCTTGAGCCAATTCAGGTGACCATTGTGCTCTTAATTTTCTTTCAGTTACAGAAACTGTTACAGACTCAAGGTCGAAAGAAACCTCACCGATTTTGTCTTCGAATTCAAGTTCTTTGTAACGTCTAAATACTGCAGTGAAGTCATTAAGACCTAATGTATCGATTGTAGTACCTGTGTAACCATCTAAAGATGTTGCGTTACAGTTAGCACATACAGGACAAGAAAGGTCAACTTCTAAAAAGATACATCCATCAGGAGTACAAATATCATTAAAGTATCCACCATTTCCTTCTGTAGGCCAAGATGCTTGTGCTCTTGTTGATAAATTAGAAACAATTCCTTGTCCATATTGTTGTGTAACTACACGGAACAATAAAGAATTTGGTATAGTTTTAGCGTCGTCAGCAAAAACAACATTACATGGTGAATCATCATCTGTGAAATTTTCGTTAGCGAATACTCTTAAGTCTGCTAAGAATGATTCAGTATCATACTCATTTCCATCAGGTCCGATTAATTTACCATTACCTGTGTTAGCAAAACCACACATTTTAACGATTACTTTTCTTACGTTTTCGCCATTGTATTGACCATCAGCGTCAACTAAGTTAGAACCATTCCAAACTTGTACGTCTGTAGTTGCAGTAATCGCCGACCACTGACCTTTAGAGTAATCAAATAATCCTGGAGGGTCTAATTGACCTTCATTACCTTCATAGAATAAATCGTAAAGATTTTTCTTGTAAGTAGGATTGTAATTAGACGCAGTACCTGTAGTATAACCTTGACCAGCTTTAGCTTGGTCAGCAGTTAAACCGTTTACTGCTCCAACAGGACCGTAATGTTCTCCTGAACCACCTGAATAAGTCGCCGCATCATAACTACCATCTTTATACCCTTGGATTTTAGGTACGAAGTAGAATAATTTACCGATAGGTAAGTTCATAGCTTGTACAGACACGATGTCGTTAGCTAATAATTTAGAGAATACACGTCTAACGATTGGGAAAACAACAGTTTCAAATGAACCTGAAGAACCGTCAGAAGTTGCCTCATTAATTAGGTGAGACGCTTGGTTCTCATATAACTGAGCTACGTTCTCTTTTAAATGTCCTCTTAGACCTTCTAGGAATCCTAATCTATCCCATTTGTTAATTGTATCTTCTTTGATAACTTTAAGGTGCTTAAGACCGATGTTACCAACAAGACCTGATTCTAATAATGCTCCCATTTTTTTTGGTTTTTTATTTGCTTTTTTGTTTATTTATTTTTTATTATCTTAATTTTGACATTAAGTCTTTCATTCTTAAGAATTGTGGATTTTCATATGTCTTAGACTCAATCAAGTTAACCGCTGAACCTGTAGAAGGAGTTTTTTCAATTACTCTTTCAAATGATTCGTTGATTGGTGATTGGTTTGATGACACAGATAATTCATCCTTAACTTGGTGATATAAATTCTTAGACTCTTTAATAGTTTCTACAGAATCAAATCTTCTTAATATATTTATTTTTTCTTGTTTAGACGTTGAGTGTTCTGTAAACAAACGTGTAGCGTAAGCCAAGTTTGAGTTAAACACCGCAACCTCATTCAATTTATTTCTGAAGATATTTAATGCTTTTCTGTATTCTTCATTTTTTTCTCTAAGGATTTGTATTTCTCTCGCGTCAACGTTTTCAAACGTAAGGTTTCTATTAGGAGTGATTCCTTTTCTAAGCCCTCTTCCTGATTTAGAACCATTACCATATGTACGTGCCGCTTCTTTTGCTTCAAACTTTTTAGGTTTAACTCTAAATTCTCCATCCATTTGACCATTATCTTTGTCAGCGTCAAACTTAGATGCTTTTTTAGCGTTTCCAAATCCAATTCCTTTACCACCGTAACCTTGTTTTTTCACACGTAAGTTTTGGTTAGGTTTGCCATCATAAGAAAATTTAGGTTTACCCATTCCGACTCCAGGTATTTTACGTGACATTTTTTTACTTTCCATTACAGGTTCTTCCATATCTTCATCAATACCTAATCCTCCTGATATTCCTCCTGCTAAAGCACCACCCCAAGACCATTCTTCAAGTTCATCATAATCTCCATCTTTATAGTCATCCGTAGTGTCATATTCATCTTCATCTTCACCACGTCTACCAAAATGGTATTTTAAATCACGATATCTAGAGTGGCCCCGTTCAGAAAGTTCAGGTTCTTCTCCATCAAATTCAATTTCGTAAACGATATCATCGTTATCCTCACCTAATTGGTCAGCACCTTCGTCTCCGTACATTTTGTTCATATCAATACTATCGAAATCATCTTCATCTAAGGCACCCATATTTGCTTCATCGTCATAATCTTCGCGAACGGCAGCGTAAACACCTTCGTCCATACCACCAAGTCCAACAAAGTCAGAAGTGTCATCATAGTCAGAATCTTCAGAATATTCATCTTCAACACCAAAAACTCTTTCAACAAGAGCATCGATATCTTCATTATTCATTCCATCTGTCGACCAATCTTCTTCATTCATATCACCTAATTCAGAGTATTCGTTCAGATAATCTTCTTCTTCAATGTTTTCACCTACTATCATATATTCTTTGTTTGTTTCGTTATCTTTTAAGTTTATGTTCCCATTAGGGTCTTTAGTAACCACTATTTGGTCTTCAGGTCCAAGTAATTGAAACACTTTAAGAACTTCAGAACTAGGTTGACCTGTTAAGTCAATTACATCTTCAGAATCCGCATCTACATCAACGTCAATGTCTTCATCACCTAAGTCGTTATCTGTATCCATATCATCTTCGGCATCCATATCAATGTCTGCGTCATCTTCAATGTCAACATCTGTTTCAACCTCATCTTCATCTTGTTCAGATAGAGATTCTTTTACTAAATCTTTGATTTCTTGCTTCATCGTTGATGCAAGTATTCCTTTTGCATTTTCGGCAACCGCCTCTTCCAAATTCTTCATTTGGATGATTGCTTCTTCTACTAATGATTTTTCTTTTGCCATTTTGCGTTTTTTATTTTTATAATAAATATTACCAATTATTAAAAAAGTTTTATTTTTAACTGTTTCAACAATTAGTTTTTATATTCCATAAATATTTCTATTTTTGACAAAAAACAAAAAGGAGGTCTATTGACCCCCTTTTCTATGTTAATTAAACTATTGAAATCTAATTATTCTATCACCTCATCTATTTTACTTTCAACAATAGCGGTTATTCGCCAATCTTGTGTATAATGCTCAAACACCTTAGTAATTTTAGCTTCAACATCAGTTGGGTTATAACCCTTAACTAACTTTTCTTCTTTTTGTTTTTTTACTTTACCTGATTCTGAATCTACCATATCAATGGTAACTCGGGCAATGAAATATTTTTCGTCCATAAATAAATTTTTTTAGTATCCTAAATAATCGGATAACTTTCTCATTAAGTCAAGTGATTTATTTCCTGACTGTCCAACATTTCTTTCAATTGACATTTTTTTCTCCTCATCAAGATTTTCCTCGAAATTATTTTTGTCTTCAGGATTTAAAAATAAATAAGCCCCAGGTGTTGATGGTGACGAAACTAAATCAAAACAAATCAATTCAAAATCATCCTGCACTTCATTTTGTTCCCCAACCTTTTTTAATGAACCTACCCCACGAGAAGAAATACCAAGAGTTACCCCTTGTCTTAAATAGTTTGCCGCTAAATCACCTTTTGTGGAACACACACCTCTTTCATGAAATCCTGGGCTTGTAAGTAATTTTAATTTACCCATTAATATTGGTCCATCCCACCATACATCAGTTATAATATGAGATACTCTATCTAAGTCTATAAGAGAAGATTCAGGGTGATTCAATTCAGATAATGATGTCCCCTTTTCAATCATTTTTTTGTAATTATCAGCTTCTCTTTTTAAAATCCTTTCAGGGTAAATTCTACCGTTCCTATTTGGTGTATTATATTTTTGTAATACTGCATAAAATTCAAAAGGTTTTGTATGGTCCATGAAATTTTTGGATTCTCTGATTAGTTCAGAATTATACTTATCTTTAGGATTAATAAATCCTGCGTCATATTCGATAAGAATTCCTTTACCTACTTGGCCTGGTTGTATTATTTGTAAACTCATTGTCAATTTTAATTATAAATATTGAAGTATTTGAGTTTATACTTTTACTTTATCTTTTTTGCTTAAATAATAGGTGAAATACCTACTCTCTAAAAATCCTTTTTGGAAAACGTCTCGGGATAATTTTTTTAGTGAACCTCTTAAACTATTTGATTTAAAATCAATACCTTCTTCCTTTAAGTATAAATTTATTTCAAGGTTAAGAAATGATTTTTTTCCTAATGTTAACCCACTCGACCTTAAATCTAAATCAACAATAAATTTATCATCAAAGATTGATTTATCTAATGAATCTAACACAACATGTTTTATTGTTCTACTTAGATTTTGTACGACTCGACTCCAATTTTCCGAGTCTATAATTGGTTCTACCCATGTTTGAATGTTTAAATACAGTGACCTTAGATTAAATGAGTCCACTGTACCATAAATAACTTTGGCAGTTCTGAACCCTGCGATTTTTGAGGTTTTCCCCTTTTTCATTAAATTCCATATTTTTAAGTTTATTTTTCAAAAAAATAAGTATATTTGTATCAATAGTCAAAAAAAGAAAATTTTTAAGATATATGTAGTATATGATAATAGTTAAAGTGGATAATAAAAACTCAATAGAGAAAGCTCTAAAACAATACAAAAGTAAAATTATTAAGATAAGACAAATGTCTGAATTAAATAATAGAAAAACTTTTATAAAGAAATCAGTTATAAAAAGACAGGAACTTCAAAAAGCTAAATACGTACAACAAAAATTTAAATCTAATTTAGATTAAAGATTTTCTTTTAGTTTTTTCAGTTTGAATAGTGTAAACTTGTTACATTTTTCTGATGATACTCTCTCGATAGTTTCGTTTATTCGGGATAATGTTTCCGAATCGGAACCTTTTTTAAGATTTGATAATTTATTAATTACCTGATTTTTAACCTCATTAAAATCATTATTTAGAGATGAATCGTCAGTGTTTAAAAAATCAATTAATTCTTTCTTTTCAGATTCATTTAAACTTTCAACGTAACTAGAAATTGTTTTATTTGCTATTCCAACCATAGTACTTAATGGTAGATGAACATATTCTTTTTGTATAGGTTTTGGTTTTGTTAACGATTCTTTAATTATTTTTTTACTTTTTATTTTAGATTCAATTGTTAAAACATCAGTGGAAAATAAACTATCAATTTCAGGATAGTCGTTGTTTGAATTGACGTTACTTACCCAATTTTTTAATCTTAAAATATCTTTTTCTTTAACTTTATTAATTGTGTTTTCGTAAATGGTTATACATTCATTTATATAATCATTTGCAAGGATATCATTTAACCCTCTTTTATAATTTAATTCGTCATAAAGATAAAATAATTTACTAATGTTTTTATTCTCTAAAACATATACTTTAAATCTTTTCAATTCTTCTTTAAAAGTATCATTTGAGTACGACTCAACTAATACTTTTTCTATCTTTGATTTTAATAATCCAAACTTAACCATCTTGTATTTTTTATTATAAATATCAATCACCTAAAAGTTTATTCAATCTATCCTCAATTTCACCCAAAGAATTTTTCGCTTTGGATAAATCTATGTAGGAACCATCGTCAGTTAAAGAATCAGATTCTAGTAATATTTTTAAATTATCTCTATTTAATGATTCAGGGGTTACTCCCGCATCACCGCCAGGTTCAGGTCCAGGAGGTGGTGTAGGTGCTCCCATATCCCCCCCGCCTGGAGGTGGTGGGGCGGCCCCTCCTCCCGCAGTATCACCTGACTTGGAACCATAAAGTTTATCAACATTATCAAATAAACCTGTGTGACTTATAATTGTTGCAGTATTAGTTAATTCAGCACCAACGGCCTTTTCAATTCTTTGTTGTTGTAAATCAAGTTTTATTTCTTCATCTGAGAAACCTAAAATATGTTTTTTGGCCCATGAAACTGATACAGGAGCAATACCTTCTATTGCGGTTACTGCGTCTTTATATAATAATATTTTTTCTTTCCAAACGTCAACTTTTAATAAATCAGCTTGTGTTGATGGGTTAGTTAATCCTAATGTAAAATTACCTAACTCATCTTCAAAACCTAACAGAAATAAATGTATAATCGCAATTTTATTTAATTCTGCAATCATACATTTTTGTATTCTATTAATAGTTCTTGCAAAACGAATATCTTGTAACGATAAATTTTTACCTTCACCAACAGGTTCTTCAAATCCTAAAAACGCTTTAGGTACTCGTAATGCGGTTAATAATTTTTTCTGAATATATTCAATATCAGCAATTTCAGCTAAATTTTGAGCCCCAGGTAAAGTGTCAATAGGTGATGCTTGTGCAGGGTCACGAACAGGAATAAAATAATCTTGGTCTACGGCCATCTGATTAAATCTTAAATCAACATTACCTGTTTTGTCATCTACTATTTGATTTCTTTTAAATTTATTGGCAACTCTTTGTACGTATGCCTCAACGTCTTTGTCATCCATATTACCGACAAAAACTTTAAATACTCTTCTTTCAGGCGCTCTTGATGTTCTATAAATTAACATAGCGTCTTCAGATAATAATAATTGTTTCCAAATACGTCTTGCCTTTTCTAACATAGATGTTCCGTATGGAAGTTTTCTATCGTCACCTAACAATCTAAAATGTGCTATCTCCCAAGCATTAAATTCCATGTCTTTAATTTTCCATTTAAATCTAAGACCTTTATTCTCTGCAGGCTCCTCAATATTCTGTCTTGTTGCTTGTGCAGGCATACCTCTCTCTAGTCTTTCAATTTCGATATTTGGTAATTGCATACAACCAACCACACCTTTTTCTGAATCTAATTTTAAGTAAACAAAATTATCACCATATTTACATGTGTTTCTTGTCCACATTGGTAAATTAGTATTAATATCTAACACATTGTTAAATAAATCGGCTAATATTCCTTTAATACGTTTAGATTCCGAATAAATTTGTAACATATAACCATTTTGGTCAACAGTTGTTGATTCTTCACCGTATATATCTAACGCGGCTGAAATCTCAGGAGTGTATTCCATAGATTCATAATCATAAAATGATGCTAACCTTGTTGGTTCGTAATAGACCGCCTGAGTATATAAGTTACTTTCAATCTTGGTCCATTGACCCGACAAATACATAGTTTGTTGAGCTTGTAATAACTCTCTATCGTATTCTTGTTTTGAAGTAGTTTTTAATAAATCTTTTTTATCAAATTTGTACGTTGGGTAATCTTGATTCAATAAGGCATTGGGTCCGAGTGCATGGGACAACCTTTGCCAAACCGTTAGATTATTGTTATTATTTTCCATATAATTAATTTAATCACAAACAGAAGTAATATAAATAGTTATTGATTATTACCTTTACTATCACTACCTTTTTGTTGATTTATTTTATTATCACCGCCAGGTTTAACAGAACTAATTCCTTGACCAGGAACATTTAGCTTACTTCCATTAAATTTTTTACCCGACCTTTTTCTACTTGTTAGACCCATAGTTTTATTTTATTATAAATATTGTCTACCACCAAATAACCAAGCGTGTTTCATATATTCTTCTCTTGGTATATGACCTGAATTAAATTGTGATATTCTTTCATTGTAATGCGGTATCACGGGATTAAACGCTATTTGTTGTGATACATTTTCATTATTACTAACCGACCATGAATCAATCATTGCTTTAGTATGTTCAGTTACTTTTGTTAAATTACTAAATGACGATTCAGCAACATAGGTTGCCATGGCAATACCCATAATAAGGTCATCGTGATGACCTTTTTGGTGGTCAGGTCTTCCGTTAATATATACAAATGTATTCATCTCGTTAAATAAACGGGAACTGTATATTTTAAACTCATGTCTCATTACCTCCTCAAATGAAGCAATTATCTGTACACGTTTATTATTAAAATTTATTCCAGGGATTTTTTCTAATGCTTTAGGGTCATACTTCCATTTATTAGAAACATCAATACCATCAACGTATAAATTTTTATAACCCATTTCTTGCATTTTCCTTGCGGTAGAAACACCCATACCACCTGTAATATCAATCACCACAAAACAAGAATACATGTTGGCCCATTTATAACATATCTCAGCCATTGTGTCAGGAGGTAATTTACCAACGTATTCTGCAACTTGTTCTCTATTATCAAAATCAATGATTTGGAAACAACTAAAATCTTCACTATCTCCTCTTGATACATCAACTCCCATAACATATTTGTGACCTACAATGGGTTCTTTCCATATCCATAAAGCATTACCCATCATTTTGTTTGTCGGGGGTTTAATAGAATTCTCTTTAATTTTTTGTAACATTAAAGAATCGAATACGTTATCACCCGAACCTAAAAAGTTACATTCTAACTCTTGAGATACTTTTCTCTTATCATACTTAAGTTTTTTGACCATGTTCTCAAACCAAGTAGAACATGGTTTATAACCTTGATTCATTAACTCTTTTACTTCTTTATAATCCCTATTCTCAAAAGGTTTTTCTTCCCACTTTATAAAATCAGATTCATTATATTCTTCTTTATTTAATAAGTAGTGTATTATACTTTCAGTTTTAATAAAGAATAAATCTTTGGTATATCTTGGGTCTCTAAACCAATACATTTCAGTAATCTTAAAATCGTTCATGTTACGTAATGATTGGTCATAAATTTCATAATAGATTGGGTCGTATCCGTTAGGTGTGGAAACTACGATTACTTTACCTCCCGTAGATAATGAGGCCATACAAGCCGCCCAAAAATCACTGTCCGCTTCGATAAAAGCCGCCTCATCAAATACAAGTACAGTAGGTGTAAATCCTCGTAAGGCGTCTTTAGATGTTGCAACCGCCTTAACCTCACACCCATTGGTTAATTTGTAATGTTTAGTTGATTTTTTATTAGGGTCAATGTCAACACCCGTCCAAGACGGCCATTGGCTAACGAACATTCTAATTTTATTTGCCATTTCAATAGAAGTGTCCAATTTGTTAGCGATAATAAGAATCTTTTCAGGTTTTTCTTTTTTAGCAAAAACTAATTTTTTAGAAATCCAAGCACCTGTAACTGTTGATACACCTGCCTGTCTGTACTTTAATGCGATATTTTCGTTATACTGCTCATAGTCTTCAAGTAATGTTACTTGGTCTGGAAATAATTCTAACGGTACATATTTTGATACTGTATTGTCATATGTTTGCAAATAGGTTCTTAATGCGTATGGAGTATCTCTCATACACTTAACATACTCTAAAAGAAGTTGTTCTTTTGTTAAACTCATAAAACTATTTTACTATAAATATTAAAACCCTCACTTAATTTAATAAATGAGGGTTTATTTTTGTTGTTTTGTATTTTATAATCCTAATTGTGAAAGGTCGATATCGTCATAATCATCATCGTCATCGTCATATTGATTCATACTTCTTTCATATTCTTGTTTTTTTAATTCTGAAACTATTTCATCAACCATCCTTTGAATGAATTGTTGTCCTTTAGGGTCTCCTTGTAATATAAGTTTGGCAACTCTAAAGAATTCATTCGCATCTAATTTAGAAAATCTCATAAATAGATAATGTTGGATGTGTTTCATATCATCCTCGAATAATTCTATCGGGTATGTCGCAACAAATTTTTCCCAAAAAATAGGTCCTAATCTTGAATCCCAAATCTCAGCAGGTAATGTATCTTCAGAACCCATAACCATTTCTTGTTGTCTTGGGTCATCAGGTAATCCGTGAGTACCAAATACTTCATAAACACCTTTTACCAATTCATGAATTAATAACGGAAAAGTACCTGCCCTAGCCTTTACTGTTGGTGGGTCGGTCTCATCATCAATTTCACTTTGACCTAATTGTCCACCTCCCGAACCCGCCATATTTTCCATATCAGGGAAAACCCAATATAGATGTTCCATTAATGATTGGTTAACACCATACATCTGTAATAATCTTGGGTCAATATTGTTTATTTCATCAGCCGCCAAGACATACATGTGTCCACCCTTGAACGCCGCACCTTGTATTAAAGAATTTATAAATCGTCTTTTTGCTTTCTCTAAATTGAATTTTTCGAACTCATCTACAAAGTTTAATAAATCTTCGGTATGTTCTTCACCTTCTTTAAAAGCA